CGCCACTTTGCTTATCGTCACGGTGTTCACCGTCACCCCTGTTACCTTGGAGCCTTCAGGGATCCCGGGGCCGTATATGTAGTGATTCGTTGTTAACCTCGAGTTGAGGTCTTCTGTCGTTGATATAGTGTTCGATCCGGATGTGGTGCTGCCGATAAAGACTTGAGTTCCTGGATCTTTGATCTGCTTGGTAGTTGTGATGATTGTCTCGAAATATACGAATCGCTTGTATTCAAATGGGCATGACGCCCAGAACTTCTCCGGTTCGTTGGCGCTCGAAAAGAACCAGGCTCTACCCTGATAGAACGTGCAGATGGCCGGGTAATTCCCGCTCCCGTCGAACGGCTTCCGTCCCGCGGTGTAGACCAGTTCGTCGGTGTAGTCCTCGAGGGCCCCTCCGATGGTCACACTGAAAGTGTCGGCTCCCATGTACTGCAGGAGCTTTGGCGGATGAGCTTTGGTGGTTATCACCAACCAGGACCCGTTTTGCGCGAAGCGGAGCCCCCGGAGGTCCCCCTCCGCATAAGGTGTCAGGATGTCCAGTGCCAGGTTCTGTGTTCCGTATTTCCATATAGCCAGATGCCCCGCGGTGAACACCAGGAGGTAGGCTAGACTGGTGGAAATAACGAACTCCTGCAGGGCAGGTTTAGCGCTCAAGGTTCCGACGTAGTCGCTACCCGGGTAGGTTGTCGCCCCGCCTTCACGGATGGCGACAAAGTTCTGCATCGTCTTGACCCCTGCGGCGTATATCGGGGTGTCAAAGCGCCCATAGAAGGTCGGGCCTATTTCTCCCTTTCCCAGGGTAGTCAGGACCTCGCGCTGCTTCATCGTCTGCTCTCCGCTTCAAACAGGCCCGGGGCCCACTGTTCGGAAGGCGACCGGCGCTGTCTGGACTCGCTGTAGCTTTGCTGCTTGGCTTGGCTGATATAGCTGGCCACCATCTGCATGAGATCTGCTTCACGCGACTTCTCGCCTGTTATTGTATAGGCTACCCTGCTGGCCAGCATATAAGCGACGCTGGTTGCCAGGAGATCGTCCCAATCACTCGGGTCTGTGAGGTCTATGGTATAGACGCCGATTGCGTCTTCGGTGTCGGTGTAAATTCTCCCGCCTTCTTTGATCCAGGAGGCTCCGGTCATGTCTAGGGGGCTCAGTACGTCCACCAGCCGGAGGGCTTCGGTTGGGTTCTCGTAGACATGATCCCTACCGGAATAGTTGATCACCGGAACGCCAGGGGATTCCTCTTCGATCTCCACCAGAGGCTCTCGCTTCCGGGCGCAGGTCCAGTCGTACATCTGGAGGATGGTCCTGCGGGCAATGGGCAGGTTAAACTTCAAAGCCTCCGGGGCTTTTCCCTCTGCATCCAGGTCGGCGATTGGGCTCTCCTGCAGTGCGTAGAGGGCTTCGTTTGCCACATCGAGTTCGGTTCTTGCCATCTATATCCTCCATGCGAAAAGGGAGGCCGGAGCCTCCCTCTGGTTCAGATCCTTTCGAAGTGATGCGCGGGGAAACTTGCGGGTGGTTCGCCTTGAAAGTCCTGGATGTCTCCGGGGCGATATCGGTTCACCTCCCAGTAGCAGTCATCTTTGCAGACAAACCGCTGCAGCTTTCCTTTCCGGTATTCTTTATCGGCCTGTTCTACTACCTTTTCATCTACTTCCGCGGTTCTGGGCATCGTTATCTCCTATTGGTTCAATGCGGGGCCCCGAAGGACCCCGCTGCTTTCTAGACTTCGCGGCGTTCCAGGTACGCCGTCACCTTCCCTGCGGTGATCGCAGCCGCCCCGGGTACCAGCGTGTAGTACAGCTGGACATACCTCTTGATGGGGGTGGGGATGCCGACCTTGATCAGACGCCCCTTGCTCTGGATGTCAGCAGCAGCAAAGGTGCGGGTCTGCAGTTCAGTCCGCTTGCTACCCATGCCCACGGCGCTGTCGGATTCGAGCTTCACGACCAGGGTGGGAGCAACGCCGCCCACCACGGCCTCGGTAAGTTCGATGACCACATCCACGGGGTTCCCTTCCCCCAGGTTGTCCGCCACCAGGTCCAAGACGTTGGTGGAGGCCGCATTCAGCGTGGTGCCGGATGCCGTGGTGATGGCCTGGCCGTCGCTGAGAAAGTTCCCCTTATGTTGAACGCCCATTGCGTTTCTCCTTTCGGGGCTGTAAGCCAGCCCCGCTGGCTACTAGCTGATCAGAGCCTCGGTGTTCAGCATGGCGTCAACCTGCCTAATCCGGGCCTGCTTGAAGATGGTGACCTCTTTGCCCCAGGGGTCTTCCTGGCGCATGGCGAGGTTTCCCTTGGTGAACATATACTGGTCGAGCAGGGTCTTCACGTCGCTGTTGGCGTAAATGACCACGTTCCCGGCTCCCGGGGGCAGCTTGTTCATCGCTTCGATCAGCTTCAGCGCCAGGTTCTCGCCGGTCGTGGTGCCCGGTTTGATGTTCCCGATCCGCTTGACCGCTTTGGGGTGCCGGATGGTGAGGCCGAAGTTGGTCTCAAACCAAGTACGGTACACGGGGAGAATGACCGGCCTGTTGTTGGTTATACCAATGGTCGCGTCAACCTTTCCACGGAACTCACGAACGATTCCGATACCCTTATCACCCTGGGGGTAGAAGAGCGCGGCCATCGTCGGGGCCCATTTGACGATCAGGATGGAAGACATGTCCGATCCGGAAGCCTCCATCTTGAACACGTTCTGGTTGTCCACGGTGGTAAGCCGGACCATGAACCCGTCCAGGTAAGCAGGGCCGTCCTCTTTCTTGTCGTAGAGGAATGCGTCTACCTGGGTCTGACCGAGACCCTCCAAGAAGGCCATGTCCTCGGTACGGAGCAGCTCTTCTTTTGATGGAGCGTGTTCTGCCATTTTGGCGTCCACGTCGGAGAAATCGGCGATCATACAGATCTTGTCTTCGATCTGCCGGGTAGTGGACGCGTGTCCCTGGATACCTTCGCCGTAGATTCGCTTGGTGCCGGTGGGCATGGAGGTTCGCTGGGTCGTCCGGTGGGTGGTTCCATCGGACGCCTGAACCAGGGTTGAATCTTGAAGGAGTTCATTGGTCTCCTTCATGACCTCGATTATAGCCTGCTGTTCGCCGAGCTTCTGGCGCTTGGCAATTTCTACAGGGGTGAGCTGATCGGCCATGCTCAGGGTAGCCATGGTCGCTCCTTTCTCGAACTATAACCCGGGGTATTCCAGCTGCGGTCTTCCGTTTGAGTCTATTGATGCGGTACGCGAGAAAGCCCCGGGATCTTCCATAACGGTTTTTCCCAAGGTATACAGCAGCCGCATCATGTCAGGGTCGTTACCCATTCCTCGTTCCTGAAGCCGCTTGGCGAAGTCGGGCTTTATGAACTCGCGGAATCCGCGCTTCAATACTTCCCGGTTCGCGTCGTAGTCTTCGCCCCAATCCTTACGGAGTGCATCTTCAGTCGATTGTCGTTCGGCTTTCACAGCGTTTTGCTGTTCTGCCTCACTTTGTTCGATCTGCGTCTGCATGGCGAGACTTTTCTGTGAGGCGTACTCGTATAGACCTTTCGCCTGGTCTTTGGTCAGGTTCAAGTTCTTTGCAAGCTCGCGGAATTCCTTTTCCGCCACCTCATCGTACTGAACACCCTCTAGCTTGGTAAGTTCGTAATCATTGATGTTTTCCGGGACTCCGATCTTCTTGAAGAAGTCGGCTTTTTGCTCCGGGGTTGCGTTCTCGCCGGGTATCGCGGCCATCGCTCCCATTTTAGATTCGAGTTCTATCGCGCTCTTCATTGCGTCGTCAAAGCTCTTGAACTTTGAAGCCCAGGCAACGAATCGCGGTTCCGATCTCAGTTCTTTGGTTGCGGCTGCGGTAAATCCGGGGAGTTTCTGTTCGGTCGCTGGGGCGCTCCCTGCAGGCTCCTGACTACCCTTTGGCATGGTCTGTCCCTCTTGCGCCAACGGCGCAGTTGCAGACCCTGTTCCGCTGTCGGTATTCAGCTCGGTGAGGAAGTCAGCGGCTACTCCCTGTCCCTGTGCCTGTGCATTGCCAGAGTTATCCGTTGCGGGGCCCTGGCCTGCTCCATCTTGTACTTCCATTCTGATCTCCTTATGGGTTGCTGTCAAGGAGAGCGCTGGCGATCTCGATTTGATCGTTCAGTCCTAGACGCTCCCTGATAAAGAACGCGGCATAATTCCTCAGCGCCTGCTCTTCCGGCGTCTTCGGTTGGTCAAAGTAAAAGTGGTCCTTCAAAAACAAAGTGAAGAACACCCGACCATCTTCTGTCCGTAGAAACCGGCGCAGGAATTCCTGGCTTATGGGGATTTGTTTCTCCGGAGGATGTCCAGCCCACGGCATCCGAAGTTTGACCGGTATCTTCATCTCTGTCCTCCAGCAGCAAGGCTACCTTCTTCTGGCACCTTATTGGGGTCGATTCTCTTTGTCACTCCGATCTGTGCTTCCGCGGCGATCTGTTCTTGCATCTGCTGCGCCTGGATCTCCGCGCGGTACTGGCGGAGCTGTTGAACGTCGGGCTCTTCCCTGATGATGCTCTGAGCCATACCGTGGCCGTCGAGTCCAACGCGCATTAGCTCGTCCCCATTGACCACGTCTAGTGATTGCGGGAACATCTCCGCCGTCATCCTTAGATGCTCCATCCCGCTGGCGAGCCCGGCGACGGAGAAGTGTTTTCTCTGAAGCTGGGAGAGGTATCCGATGAAGTCAATGACAATTTTTGCGCCGCTTTTTAATAGTCCTTCCGGCGGTTGGGGGAGCCTGCCAGAACGTACAGCGA